GAGGTTCTGGATATATTTCATCAGTTCTTACTAACGCTTCAACGACACAGGGTTCTGCCACTTCTACTTATGCGAATGGCTCGGTAACAATAGAAGTTATTGAATTATTAAATTCAATAAAATATAATTTAGATTTAACTTTATCTGGTGGTAATTATACATCAAACCATGAAAATGGAACAACTCAAAAAAGAGAAGGTTTATCTGAAACAATTTCATTTATTCCGTTAAATTCAAAAGACCCTGTTAATGCATATAAAAATGGCGTTGATATTACCAACCAATTACAACAAGCTACTTTAACAAGTGCATTGAGTATTTCAACAACAGCATCTGGCGCAAGTTATGGATTTACTCTTTCTAATGGCTATTATGTTTCTCAAAATAAAGGTGTTTCAAAATCAGCTGCTGTTGCAAGAGTAAATATTACTGCGGTTCAAAAAACAACAGTTACTTTTGACGTTATTAATTATGCTGAAGAAGGTTATGATTTTGGCGTTCTTGGACTTTTAGATACTCCATTAGAACAAGTATATAATTCAGATAACTCTGGTTATTGAAGTGGATTCTCTAGTGACCACAATAAGTCAACAGTTCAAACAGTTACATATACAGTTCCAATAGGTGAACATTTTATTGATGTAAAATATATTAAAGATGATGCTACTGATTCAAATAATGATACATTGCAATTTAAAGTATCAATGAATCCAGCAGCAGGCTCAACAGTTAAACAATATACATTAAATACTGGTGCAATTACTGAAGATACTACAATTAAAATTGTTTGTGGGGATATTTCTTCAAACTTTAATATACGTAGCACTGGTGAACATGCTTCAATTGACCCAGAAGATGAGCAAGTATATAAAGGTTCTAATTTAGAAATACATTTCATTCCAACAGATACAGCAGATTATAGATATATAGGGGTTTTAGATAATAATATTAATGTTACAAATGCAGTTGTTGCTCCACATACGCTATCTAATCCAACTTATACTGTTGAAAACGTTAGTGGAGCAAGCTATGGTTTTTCTTTATCAAATGGCTATTATCAATCTCAGAATAATTCAAACAACACTGCGGCATTATGCCATGTTGTATTTAATACACCGGTTGTCGCACGAGTAACAGTGACATATCAAAACACTGGTAACGGAACTAATAACTTTAGTATGATTTCAGAATTAAATACTGAATTAAGAACAGACTATGCAACAGACACTTCTGGTATTTATATGAATGGTTCCAGTAATTTTCACTCAAGTGACACAAGCTACACAATAGATATTCCTGCTGGTGAAAGTTTTATTACTTGTAAACATAAAATTACATCTAATAGTGGAACTAAAGGTAATTTAAAATTTAAAATTTCTATAGAAGCATTAGAAAGCCTTGATGTTCCATATTATACTTACTCATTAACAAATATCCAAGAAGTTCATAATATTATTATTTTATCAGAAAAAATTCCTGTTTATACTATTAACGCTACTTGCGGACCCATGGGTAATATTTCACCTAGTGGCACTATTTTTGTTAAAGAAGGTGGCAGTGTTACAATAACAGGAACCGCAGATACTAACTATGAAATGGATAAAGTATTTTTAAATTCTACATCTGTCGCCTTTAGTGGTAATAGTTATACTTTGTCTAATATCCAAGGTGATGCCAATATCTATATACTCTTTTCTTCTGGAGATACTAAATTCTATCTTAGAGAAGATGGAGGTTGAAGAGAAGTAATTCAAGCATATATTAAGAACTCAGACGGTCGTTGAGTAGAGCAAGAATTTGCTTTAATCGGTGACCCAAATACAAAATATCAACGTAAAAATTAAAATAAAAACCCTGTTAAAAAAAACAGGGTTTTTATTTTTTATAAAAATTATGTTATAATTAATATGTAAAAGAGGGGTAAAATGAAAGAAAGATTATTAACAAAAAAAGAACAATCAGATATTATTGAAATTGCGCGACAAGCTACTAGGATAAATCAAGAATTAGATTTTAATAAATGTTATGTGATTACATTATCCTACTATCTCACGCAATTAAGCGGATATGATATAAATTATATTCCACCCGAATATGAACCAAGTGTTAAACTATTGTATAAAAGTCCATATAGTTCATATATTCATTATAGAAATAATATACTTTATTCAAAAGATATGTATGCCAAAACAATTAAAGAGGCCGAAATTATGGTGTTAGGAGATGATCCGAGATGTCCTTGGTAATGGATGAATTAAACAAACAATATGATTTTATTAAAACTCAATACCCAGAAGAAAATATTGTAGGTATTTTTCTTTGCGGAAGCCAGAATTATGGAACAGATTTACCAAACTCTGATGTTGATAGCAAAGTTTTACTTGCGCCAACTCTTAACGACATTTATCAAAACAAGAAAGGTGATAATACTACAAGAATTTTCCCTGGAACTAATGAACAAATTGCGGTTAAAGATGTGCGAAGCGCATTTTCTGAAATTAAAAAACAGAATATCAATATGTTAGAAATTCTTTTTACTGACTATTGTATTATTAATCCAGCTTATCGCAATATCTGGACAGAATTAACTGCGCAAAAAGAAAAAATTGCTAGATATAACCCATACCTTGCAGTAAAAACAACAAAAGGTATCTCTTTTGAGTTTTATAATAAACTCTATAAAGAAGATGGCACTATCAATAGAAAAATGGCATCTAATTTAATTAGAGTTGAAAACTATTTAAAAAATTATATTGACAAGAAACCTTATAAAGAATGCCTCCAGCCAAAAAATGAGGTGTTTAATTACATCATGCAGATTCGCACTGGCGAAATGGGAGAGCACTCCGCGCAAATCTTTGCGGACGCTGCTTTTGCTAATATTAAAATTTTAGCCGATGCATACTGCGAAAAAGATGGAGAAAAAGGCAATATTGAAACAGAAGAACTTTTAAATAAAGTTTGTAAAGATATTATTGATACAGCTTTTTTCGCAGAATATGCTAGAAATGGAGAAATTTAATATGGATTTTAAAAATGTATGGATAACAGGTGATCTTCATGGAGATTATTTACCTATCAGAAATTTTTATGTAAATAATAAGGATAGGATTTCTAATATCAGCGCAGATAATCTTTTAATTCTTTTGGGCGATGTTGGCGCCAATTATTTCTTGAATAAAAGAGATGATTACTTTAAAGAAAAAATAAGCAGACTTCCGTTTACGCTATTTTGTATTAGAGGAAATCATGAAGAAAGACCTTCTAATTTAGCAAAAAAGTATCCCACTGATTGGCATCAGGAAGTTTTTTGCGAAAATTTAGTTTGGATAGAAAATAAATATCCTAAAATTTTATATGCGCTTGATGAAGGTGGAGAATATAATATTAACGGAAAATCCACTTTAGTAATTCCCGGCGCATATTCCATAGATAAAGATTATCGTATTGCTAACCAATGGTCTTGGTTTCCAGATGAACAGTTATCTGTTAAAGAACAGAATGACATTTTAAATAATCTAAAACAAAAATATGATTATATTTTATCCCATACTTGCCCATATAACTGGGAATATTATATCAATGATTTATTTCTATCTGTAGTTGACCAATCTACCGTTGATAAAACAATGGAAGAGTTTCTTGATCGGGTTGCTGGAAATACTAAGTGGAAACACTGGTATTGGGGACATTTCCATGATGATAGAGATATAAAAGAAATAAATGGAACAATGTTATTCCATAAAGTTATTCCTTTTGGAGAATACTTGACTGTATAAGAAAATTTTGATATAATTATAATAAGGATAAGAATATGACATTTGAAGAAAAAATTGAAAAATTAATTGAAAAATCAAAACAAAACGAAATTAAAGATACTGATATTACAGAAATTTTTACAACAGAAGAAGAAATAGAAGAAGCATATAATGTACTATATGAAAAAAATATTCAAATCTTTTTACCTGACTTTGATGAAGAAAGCGAAGATGATTTGAAGTTTTCCTCTGTTAGCGACTCTGCTAAAATTTACATGAGACAGATTCATACTATCCCCTTACTTAGTCCAGAACAGGAACTTTATCTGGCTAAACGAGTAGCGGATGGTGATGTTAATGCAAAAAATAAACTTGTTGAATCTAATTTGCGCCTAGTGGCTTCAATTGCTAGAAAGTATATTGGAAAATCATCTTTGTCTTTTCTTGATCTTGTTCAAGAAGGTAACCTAGGATTATATAAAGCTGTTGATAAGTATGATTACAAAAAAGGCTTTAAATTTTCTACATATGCAACCTATTGGGTTCGTCAATCAATTGGGCGAGCCATTGCAGACCAGGGAAAGACCGTTAGGACTCCAGTACATGTTATGGAAGCTTTGCTGAAAATTAATAAAGCAAAAGCAGAACTTACTCAAAAGTATGGGCATATTCCATCAGACAAAGAAATTAGTGAAGCAACAGAAATTCCAATTGATAAAATTCATCTTTATACGGCTTCGTCAAAAGCGCTACTGTCTATTGATAAACCGCTTGCTGACGATGATGATGTAGATATGACTGATATTATCCCAGATGTTAATCAAGAAACACCTGAAGAGGTCATGCGGAAAAATGCTACAAAAGAAGCTGTAGAAGATATTTTAAACACTCTGTCAGAAAGAGAAAAAACTGTTATTCAATTACGATTTGGAATTGAAGATGGAATTGGTCATACATTAGATGATATTGGAAAAGTTCTTGGAGTTACTAGAGAGCGAGCCCGTCAAATTGAAGCTAAGGCTATGCAAAAGTTACGTAATCCACTTCGCGCAAATCAGTTAAAAGAAAGGATTTTAGATTTATAAAAATGACTATTAAAAAGAGAATTGCTATTGGCGTTTCTATTTTTCTTGCAGTATTGATTCTAATGCTATCAATTACTGTTATTCCAACAGGACACACCGGAGTATTAACAACTTTTGGAAGAGTTGAAAACACAACTCTAGATGAAGGTTTCCATCTAAAAGCTCCATGGCAAGGAGTAATTAAAATGGATAACCGAATCCAAAAGCAAAGTACTGATCTTGAATGTTTCTCAAAAGATATCCAGGAAGTCCAGATGACATTTACTTTAAATTATCAGATTTCAAAAGAAAATGCCATGACAATCTATAAAACGATTGGTAAGAAGTATTATGAAACAGTAATTGTTCCAATGATTTCAGAATCAGTAAAAACAGTGACTGCTAAGTATACCGCAGAAGAATTAATTACTGACCGTTCAAAACTTGCTATTGGAATTGAAGAATCACTTGCAGAGAACCTTAAAAATTATAATATTATTCTAGTAAGCACTTCTATTGAAAATATTGACTTTACCGATGCATTTACCGATGCCGTAGAAGCTAAACAGGTGGCTCAGCAGAATAAACTTAAGACTCAAACAGAAGCTGAAACGCAGGTTATTGAAGCTAACGCAAATGCAGAAGTTAAGAAAATTGAAGCTGATGCCGAAGCATATGTTAACGAAACAGTTAGTGAAAGTTTAACTAAAGAAATTCTTGAAAAAATGTATTATGAGAAATGGAATGGTGAATTGCCAAAAGTTATGGGCAGCGATTCCAACGTTATTATGAATATGAAGGATGGCGAATAAACCATCCTTTTTTATTTTTTATAAAAATTATGTTATAATATATATGTAAAGGAAAGATAAGAGGTGATAGAATGGAAGATGATGTTACTGAAGAATTAGTTGCTATTGTGAAATATTTATCTAACCCAGATTATATTCCGCAAACAGCAACAGAAATTTCATTTAACTTATGTATTCCTTACCACAGAACTCAAGGTATTTTAACAGGTCTACAAAAAAAGGGATGTATTAGACGTAAGCATACAGAAGGTTATACTCTTATTGAACGAATTAAAATGTATCCAATCGTAATTGAATTAATAGCAAAAAATGTTCTAAAAATTTAAAGGAAATTATATGAAAGATATTGATAAATTAATTACATTTCTTAAAGAAATTGACCGAATTCAAAGTGATATTGCCAAAAATAAAAGTTATCCAGATAATGGCGAACCATTTGATTATAATGCTGATGAATTACAGATTCTGATACTTCTTGAACTTATTGAGGCGCATATTAAACAAATAAAAGAAGATTCGGTTTTTAAATATAAACTTCGTAAAATCTATAAAAAACGTATTGCGAAATTAGGAGATGATGACGATGATGAATAAATATTCTTTAATTGTAAATTTTATAAATGAGCATCCAAATAATTGGAAAGAATTACTTGAAGCAAAAAATATTAAAATTAAACATGCTCCAAATGATTACCGTGCAATTTTTAACTATGGAATTGAGTGTGACTTTTCTGATCCAATAGTACAGGAAGCAAGAGGTATTATTATCAATCTTGATACATTGGAAGTTGTCTGTTGGCCTTTCCGCAAGTTTGGAAATTATAATGAATCATATGCGGATCCTATTGATTGGGACTCAGCACGAGTTCAAGAAAAAGTTGATGGCTCAATCGTTAAGCTTTACTGGTATAATGATGAATGGACTTGGGCTACTAATGGTGTAATTGATGCTAGAGATGCCGATGTAAATTTAACTGATTTCTCTTTTTATGATTTAATTCTTCGTGCTGATAACTATAAAGATATTCCATTTGATACTTTAGACAAGAACAATACTTATATTTTTGAGCTTGTTTCTCCATATAATAAAGTAGTTATTGAATATCCATCTATATCATTATACCATATAGGCACTAGAATTAATTGGCTTGGACTTGAAGAAGACATTGATATTGGCATCAAAAAGCCAAAAGAATATCCATTAACTTCTTTTGAAGATGCTATTTCTGCTGTAAATAAATTGAATGCGCAAGCACATTCAAAAGTTGGATATGAGGGTTTCGTTGTTGTTGATAAATACTGGCGTCGTATAAAAATCAAATCTCCAGAATATCTTGCAGCACATCATGATTGGAATAATGGTTCTTATCTGCTTTCAAAAGAAACTGCGGTTTCACTTGCGTTAAATAATGCTTGGGATAAGGTTAATATTACAAACCACGCGTATGGCGCACAAATTAGATTTTATCAGTATCAAATTGAAACTTTAAAATGGGAAATAGATAGATTTATTTTAGATACAAGGAGTTTATATGAAGAATATTCTCATGAACGTAAAGCTGTTGCGAATGCTATCAAGAATCACAGATTATCAGCTTTTGGTTTTAAGGCTATTGGAAACGATTTGCATGCTACCGAGCTTATTGCTAATTTGCCAGTAGCAAAAATAGCTAAATTACTGCCAGATTATAAATTACCAAGCTTCTTATAATTTAGTTTGCGGCTGGCGAGAAACCGATCGGATATAGCGCCAGCCGCAGATTTATAACATTTTTTTGAAAATTTTACAAAAAAATGTTATAATATATATATAAAGAAAGGAAAGAAAGAAAATGCTTATTATAGGTTGGCTTTCTCCAGATGGAAAATTATATGAGTGTGATTATCAAGACCATATAATTCAAGCAGAAAAATTATGCGAAGAATATAATTATACAGATATTAATGAAATAAAAGATGATGTTCTATTAAGTCATAACTGGGTTCATCTAACTATGACAACATATATTACTCACTCTTGGATGATTTTATGGGATTATGATCTTCATTTAACAATAGAACAAAAACAATTTTTAAAGCCATATATAGAAGAAAATGTATATTGGATTGATGACTTATGTCTTGATAGAATAAAACATGAATATGGTGATGAAATATATATAGAAAGGTAAAAAGGTGATTATATTGAATGCCAAAATTTGAAAACCATCAATTTTATTGCACCAAATGTGGTAATAAGGGTCTTCCCATATGGCGAAATACCGCATCGCAAAGAGGACGAGGCCATTTAAAAAAGTTGTATTGCATTTATTGTCAGCAAGAAGTAAATCATTATGAATGCTATACTCAGCAGGATGTAGAAAAATTTAAAAGAAAATTTAAGAATGGAGATTTTGAAAATGACAGTATTGAAAGTAATGTGCGGAATTCCGGGATCGGGCAAATCAACTTATATTAAAAATCATGCAAATCCAAATGACCTTGTTGTATCACGAGATGAGGTTCGTTTCTCTATGATTACTCCTGGAATTCCTTATTTCTCAAAAGAAAAAGAAGTTTTTAAAGAGTTCTGCAATAGAATTAATAACGGCATTGGAAAATATGATGTCATTTGGGCAGATGCAACTCATTTAAACAATTCTTCAAGATGGAAGCTTTTATACAATATCAATAAAGATTTGTTTGATGAAATTGTTTTTGTTGCCATTGAAACTCCTCTTGAAGTTTGTCTTGAAAGAAATGCTCCAAGAGAAGGATTAGCTAACGTTCCAGAGTCTTCTATTAGAAGTATGTCCGCAACATATAGAAGACCTTCTGTAAATGACTTTTTAAGTCTTAAAAATGTAAAAATTGAGGTGGTTGATTATGAATAATATTTTTGTAACATCAGACACACATTTCGGACATAATAAAGACTTTATTTACGAAGACCGTGGATATAAGTCAGTTGAAGAAATGAATAAAGACTTAATCCAGAAGTGGAATAGTGTAGTAGATAATGATGATACTGTTTACCATCTTGGAGACGTGATGTTGGGAGATTTGAACGCTGGCATGGAGTGTTTGCGCGAACTGAATGGTAATATCTTTATCATTAGAGGGAACCATGATTCAGATAAGCGTGTTAATGAATATCTAAAATTACCTAATGTCTCTGGTGGTGTTTACGCAGAGGTCATTAAATACCATAAACGACATATTTACTTATCTCATTACCCAACTATATGCTCTAACTATGATGACTTTAAAGGATATGCTACCGTCAATCTTTGCGGGCATAGCCATACAACCAATCCATTCGCAGATTTTGATAAAGGACTTATTTATCATTGTGAGGTAGATGCGCACGGTGGTTTCCCTGTTTTACTTGATGGTATTCAGCTTGATATCGCGTATAGAGTAACAACTGGAGAATAACATGGATATTATATACTGGTCTTTAATTATTACTACTATTTTATTGTTTTTCTTCATCGGCTGTTGTATTATGTTAATAGTTGATAATGAAGATCAGAGAAAAGCAATTGTAGCATTACGAAATCAAATTAAGTTTTTAGAAGAAGATAACGAAATATTGTTAAACGGTCTTGCTGATATCAAAAAAACTCTTTCAGAGTCAAAAGATGATTAACTTGTCTTTTGATTCTTTTTTTTGATATAATAAAATAAAGGAGATTTTTATGAAAAAACCTGTTTTTTACTATAAAGATGGTTATGCAAAATGCATAGCTGAAGATAATATGGGACGAGCTTTTATTGGAGAAGCATGGTGCGCTGAAGAAGATAAAGAATTTGAAAGTATGATTATGGGTAGCACCATTGCTGAAATGCGTGCGCAGATTGAAGCAGCGCGTACTTATAGAAATGATTTGAAAATAAAACTCCAAGCATTATATCAGCTATATTATTCAATGAAAAATAGCCAAAAATTCAATCCTAAAAGTTATGAAGCTATTATGCTATGGCGTCAAATTAAATTAATGGAAAGTGATTTAGAAATTGCAAAACATCAATTAGCAGTCCTAAAATTAGATTTATTTGAATATATAAACGAAAAAGACGTCTACCATAAGAAATTGAAGAAGATGAGAGAACAAGGATAATTTAATATGCATACAATTTATTGCGATGGCTCAACAAGAATCAAAAATAAGAAAGGCGCTGAAAACACTGGCGGTTTTGGTTATGTAGTATATGATGAGTCTGGATATGTAGTAGATGCTTATTCAGAACAAGTTCAGAATACAACTAATAACAGAATGGAATTAATGGCTCTTTATAAAATAATTGAAAACTATGGATCGGCAAGTATCTTTGGCGCAAGTGTTGTATATACAGATTCCGCATATGCAATGAATTGTATCAATGAATGGGCCAGCACCTGGGAGAAAAATAACTGGATTAACAGTAAAGGTCAACCAGTAGAAAATCAAGATATTATTAAACCAATGTATAGTCTATATTGGAACGATCATTTTATTGTTATTAAAAAATGTAGTGGCCATAGCGGGATTGAAGGTAATGAATTAGCTGATAAACTTGCTACTGGCGCAATCACTCCAGAAGAGGTATTAGAAAAATATGGACGATAAAATTTTAGTTTTATATATGGATATGGATAAAGTTGATCTTGCAGAAGTATATGAAGTTTTTGAAAATTTAAAGAAACTTTTTCCTAATAGAGAGTGCATTTGCTTGCCCGATAACTATTCTCTGATTGAAATGGATAGAACTGATGTAATAAAAAATTTACAAAAAATGATAGAAACTCTAAGTCAAGAATAAAATCTTGACTTTTAAAATTAAATATGATATAATATTTATATATGAAAGAGTATTATAAAAAACAAAATGGAGAATTTTATTTAGAAGAAACTAAACAAGAAATCCTTAGCAAAATAAACCAAGAAGATCCAGAAACATTTATTAAATATTTAGAAAAATTTGATGTACCATGGATTCCTTGCTTATGGGAACAGCATTTTAAAAGAAAACGAGAATATACATTCGGTAAATATTTAGCTTTAATGAAATTATACCATTGGAAAAATTATAGATATAAAGATTCCGAATGGTTAAATGAGCAATTATTAACATATTGGAATAGTTCAAGGGAAAACTTGGACAACATTCATTAATTTTATAAAAAGATATTTTATTATAAATAAAGAGGTGATTATATAATGAAATATATTTTAAAAAATGGAGAAGAAATTGAATCAATTCCTATTGGACGCTCTTCTGTTAATATTGGTGAAAAATCTCCAGATGGAATGTTAACTGTGGTGGCAAGGGCGCCTAATGTAAACGGTAGGGCGGCAAAAGTGATTTGTCAATGTCAATGCGGAAATTTTACTACTTTATCTTTAAACGCATTTAGGAATGGTTCAACGAAATCTTGTGGTTGTTATAACAAAGAAATACATAAAAAAATTTGTCAAAATACTGGTAAACAATCTCATTATAAAGATTATGCTAAAATTAATAATCCATATTATAATTTTATACAAAGGTTAGATGAAAAAGATTCTAATAATAGTAATTATTGGATTGTAGAATGTAAAAAATGTAAAAACAAATACAAAGTTGTTCCTGCGCAGTTAATTTCTAATACAAGAAGAAAAGGATTAAATCCTTGTGATTGTTGGAGATATACCAGTAAAGGGATGTTAAAAATTGATTCTTTATTAAAAGAAAATAATATACAATATGAAAAAGAAAAACAATTTAAAAATTGCATTTCTCCAAAAGGTAATTTAATGAAATTTGATTTTTTCATAAATGATAACTATATTATTGAATATGATGGAGAACAACATTTTATTGAAGAAAGTTTTGGTGATTCAAAGATATCGGGAAAAGAAAAATTAATAAAACAAAAGCAATATGACGCAATAAAGAATGAATATTGCTTTTCACATAATATTCCGTTAATTAGAATACCATATACTCATTATAAAGATATAGTTATAGAAGATTTGCAATTAGAAACAACAAAATTTTTAGTAAAGGAGAATTATGGCAATTAAATATAATAAAGATAGTATTTCTTCTTATACCCCGTTGGAAATAACACGATTAAAACCTGGTTTATATGCAGGAGATATCACATATTCAACGCAATTAATAAAAGAAGTTGTTATGAATGCTGTTGATGAATTTAATCTTGGCAATGGCTCAGTTATTAACATAACTATTAATAAAGATATTTTTAAAGTTGAAGATTTCGCTCAGGGTTTTCCTGTTAATGTTATTAGAGAAGATGGAGAAACTGTCCTTCAAGCTTCTTTTGACGTATTAAATACATCCGCAAAAGTGAAAGCTGATGGAACTTATGAGGGTATTTCTAATGGCATGTACGGTGTTGGAAATAAAATTACAAATTTTCTTTCTCATTGGCTTATTGTTGAAACTTATAATAATGGACAGTTTGAAAAAATTTGGTTTAAAGAAGGAGTTTTTGAGAAAAGGGAAATTGGAAAAACAGAACGAGCTAATGGCACAATTGTCTCTTGGCAACCTTCCGAAGAATTTTTTACTCATACTGAATGTGAAATTGATAAATTAGAAAATGAATTAGAAACTACCTCTTGTGTTTGTAAAGGCTTAACATTTAATTTAAATTATAATAATAAATTAATAACTTATTATTCAGAAAACGGGTTAAATGATTTAGTTAATAAGGGAGTTAAGAATACAGAATTAATTGAAAATCGTTTTCATTTAAACTTTAAGGAAAAAAAGAATAAATTAGAATTAATTTTAACTTATACCTCTAATTATGATTCTAAATTAATTCCTTTTGTAAATTCAGGATTAACTGAATCTGGACAACATATTACACAAATAAGAACTATTATTACTCGTGAATTTAATAAATTTTTTAGAGATAAAAAATGGTTAAAAGACAAAGAAGAAAATTTAACTGGAAACGATATTCAAGAAGGAATGTATATTTTATTTAATATTACAGCACCAGATGTAGTTTTTGACGCCCAAGTAAAAAATAGAGTTGTTAAAATTGATATGACGCCTTTTACAAGAGCGATTATTGATAACCTTGAAGTGTGGATGAACGCTAATGAAAAAGAGGTTAAGTTAATTGCGGATAAGGCTATTAACGCGCGTAAGGCCAGAGAAGCTGCGAAAAAGGCAAGAGATAATGCCCGTGCGCAAGTAAAGAAAAAAGAAAAAGCGTTAAAGTTTGACTCAAAACTTGCTGATTGTAAGGGTAAACCTCGCAATCAGTGTGAAATTTATATTACAGAGGGTGATTCTGCTTCTGGTAACCTTAAACTAGCAAGAGATAATTCTTTCCAAGCAGTTATGCCGGTAAGAGGTAAAATTCTTAACACTCAAAAAGCGACATTAGATAAAATCCAAAAAAATGCAGAAATTATGACAATGATTGATGCTTTTGGATTAACTATTGATACAAAGACAATGAAAATTACTTATAAGCCAGAAGATTTAAGATATGGTAAGATTATTATTGAATCTGATGCCGACGTTGATGGTGCGCACATTAAAAACCTGTTCTACACATTTATCTGGAACTTCTGTCCTCAGTTAATTGAAGATGGTCATGTATATGCGGGAGTACCGCCACTTTATAAGATTACGCTACCTGGAAATAAGGGTTATAAGTATTTAAAAGATGATGCGGCTCTAGAAGAATTTAGGACTAGCCATAAAGATGGAAAATACCAGGTTAATCGTCTTAAGGGTTTAGGTGAAATGTCGGTTGAAGAAACTGAAGAGACATTAACTGATCCTAATAATAGAATTATTAAACAAATAACTATTGAAGATGTTAAAGCAACAGAACAGTTATTTGAAACGTTGATGGGTCAAAGTGCTACTTTAAGAAAAGAGTATATTAAAGAGCATAGCGATGAAGCGGGGTTATATAATGCAGAATAGTGTAAAATTAAAGACATTAAAGATAATTTGTGACGAAGACTTTATAACTCAAGCAGCATTAAAGTATCCGAATATTCCGGCTGGTGAAATTGTAGAATATGTAAAAGAATTTCATAATCTTTATGGATATTATGTCAGAGTATTATGGAACAATAAAATTTATGACACAACCTGGGATAAGCTGGAGGTAATTAATGCAGAATAGACCTAATAGAGAAGATTTAATAAGCAGTTCTGAAAATTTTAAATCTGATTATTATAAACAGGCTATTATAATAGATAAGCACCTTCCAAAAACTCTCAAAGCAGGTGATTACTTATTATCTACAAATAAAAATCATCATCCTTTAAATGTCGGATATACCAGAGATGCCGAAAAAGAATTATCTATTATTTTAGCAAGACCTGAACTTAAAAATAAGTTTTCTATTACAGCAAACTCAAATATTGTATGTTTTACACAAGATGTGGAGATAAAGGAGGAATGGTTTAATGCAAAATAACGATATTTATAATGAATTACATACTAATTTTATTGAATATGCATATGCCGTTAATTCTGACCGTGCTATTCCCAGTGCCGCAGATGGGTTAAAACCAGTAGCAAAGCGCATCTTATATTCTTGCCTCATGGAGGGCCGTACTGCCTCAAAGCCGCATGTTAAAGCAGCTCGTATTGTCGGTGATGTAATGGGTAAGCTACATCCCCACGGTGACAGCTCAATTTACGGAGCAATGGCCAGACTTTCTCAAGATTGGGTTATGCGATATCCTCTTATTGACTGGCATGGTAATAATGGCAATATTGTTGGTGATGGGCCTGCGGCCGCACGTTATACAGAAGCAAGATTAGCAAAAATTGCAGAAGATGGTTTATTACAGGGATTAAAGAAAAATAATGTAGATTTCATTCCAAATTATGATGAAACTATGGAAGAACCAGTAGTTTTACCATCATATTTTCCAAACCTTCTTTGTAATCCTAATAGTGGAATTGGTATTTAAAAGATGCCTGTTATACCTTTTCTCTTTATCAAGAGGGTAATTTAACAGAAATTTTGGACAAAAATTGTTAAATTGCTAACGGTGAAGCCTAAATATATATGAGGCACTCATATATACATGGTAACCCCGTGGGAAAGGAAATATTTATGAAAACAAAAGAATGTCCAATAAGAATTAGTGGGATTTATAAAATAGATTTCCCAAATAATAAAAGTTATATAGGAAAGGCTGTTGATATAAAACGCAGAATAAAAGAGCATAATACAGATCAGCGACAACCAATGCTATATGCAGCAATAACTAAATATTTTAAAAATAATATTGAAGAATTTACTATATTAGAATATGTTCCAGATAGGAATAAATTAACAGAACGAGAACAATTTTATATTAACTTTTATCATACAAATGATAAAAAATATGGATATAATTTAACAAATGGCGGCGATGGAGCTTCACTTGGTACTTCAAATGTTGCTTCTAAATTTTCTGAAAAAGATTTATTAGAAATAAAGAATCTTTTAGAAACAACAGATATTCCTATTTATAAAATTGCTGAAAAATATAATTGTAATCGAAATACAATAAACAGATTTGATAAAGGTGAAACTTATTTTAATGAAAAATATAGTTATCCATTAAGAAAAAAGAAATATAAGCCACAATCTGGATCTAATAATGGAAATGCCAAAATAAATGAAGAAACTTATCAAAATATAGTAAAAGATTTAAGAGAATTAAAGTTATCTGCCAACGAAATTTGTATAAAATATAATATAGCAAGTTCTACCCTATGTAATTTAAATAATGGACGTACATATAAGCATAATATTAAATATCCTATAAGAAAGAAAAATGCTTATTTGAATTCTAAATAATTTTCTAATCCTGTATCGACTATCCTCGTATCGGAGGAGTAGAGTTATTATTGATACATAACTCGAAATGGGTATTCTCATATTTTTATAATAATATGAGTAAGATATAGTCAGTGCGTATAGAAATATACGATAAACATGGTCGCATTAGCTTGCTCTTGGGCCCCACATAATTTAACCGAAGTTGCGCAGGCAATTAATGATTATATTGATGGTAAAGAACCGACACTACCTGGCCCAGACTTTCCAACAGGTGGAATTGTTATTAACAAAAATGACATTCCAGCTATTATGAAAACTGGCCATGGTTCGGTTAAAATCAGAGCAAAATATAAAAAAGAAAAAAATAACCTTATCTTTTACGAAATTCCTTATGGAACAAATGTTGAGTCTTTAGTTGCGGAAATTGGTGAAGTTGCTGAAGATATTGAAGGCATTGTTGATGTAAGAGATGAGACTAATAAAAAAGGTGTTAGAATTGTAGTTGAATGTGATAGAAATTCTGATTATATAGCTAATCAGTTATTCGCTAAAACAAACTTACAATCCAGTTTCTCATATAATCAAGTTGCGCTTATAGGTAAAACTCCAACAGAGTTAAATCTAAAAGATTGCTGTAAGATTTATGTAGAAAATGCCCTTGAATGTTTAAAGAGAGAAAAGCAATTTGATTTAGAAAAAGCTCAAAATAGGCTTCATATTGTAGAAGGATTATTAAAAGCCCTTGAAGATATTGATAATATTGTTGCTTTAATTAGGAGATCTTCATCTGCGGCGACTGCAAGAGAAGAACTTATAAAAGAATATAAGTTCTCAGAAGAACAAGCAAAAGCTATTCTTGCTATGAGACTTAGTAGTTTAGCTAATTTGGAAAAAGTTGAAATCCAAAATGAGCAAAAGGAATTAGTTTCAACTATTAAGGATATTAAAAACTGGTTAGCAACGCCAAGTGCTCAGTATCAGTCAATTAAAGATATTTTAGCAAGCTTTGTTAAGAAATATGGCGATGTTCGTAGAACTGAATTGACTCAGCTTGAAATTAAAAAAGAAGATAAAGAAATTCAGTTTGTTGAACCAGAAAAAGTTGTAGTAATTATGTCCGATTCTGGCTTAATTAAGCGTATCCCCGCAAGTTCATTCCGCACCCAGCGTAGAGGTGGTAAGGGGGTCAAAACCGCAGATGATATTGTAAATGCAGTAATTCGCACAAATACAATAGATTCATTAATGATTTTCTCTGACAAGGGTAATATGTACCGTTTAATCGTTGATTCAATCCCAGAAGGCACTAATGCTACAAAGGGTGTATCTATTAAAAATTTAATCCAGATGCAGCCAGATGAAAATCCAACAGTAATCTATTCAATTTATAGAGATACTGATGCTAAATATGTATTATTCACAACTAAGAATGGACTGGTAAAGAAAACTTCTCTTGAAGAATATACTAAAACAAGAAAGAAGACTGGCATTGGAGCAATTACATTAAGAGAAGGTGATAATCTCGCCAGTGTATCACTTGTTAAAGATGAACCTATTATCTTAATTACTAAGAAAGGTATGTGCATTAAGTTTAATTCAACAGAAATTTCAGCAACGTCTAGAGCGACTTCTGGCATTAAAGGAATTAATCTAAATGAAGATGATGAAGTTGTTTCTACACTTGTTGTAAGAGATAGTAATGACTCACTTGGTATTTTCTCTACTGGCGGTTTTGGTAAGAGAATTGCGGCAAGCGACCTAGTTCTCCAGAAGCGTGGTGGTAAGGGAATTACCTGCTATAAATCATCTGATGATGTAGCATCTGCGGCATTACTAAATGATGAAGATTCAGTCTTAGCTATTGGAGTTTCTAAATCTATTTGTATTTCCGCAAAAGAAATTCCTATTTTAGGTAGAACTGCTACTGGAAATATCATATTAAAAGATAAATTACAGTCAGTATCAAAGGTATAAGTAATTATACCTTTTCTTTTTATAAAAATTATGATATAATATAAATGTGTGAGAAAGGAACTTAGACAATACTATGACAAAAGATGAATATATTGAGATGATTTATAAATTAAACATGGCTTCGGACGCATATTATAATTCAGAGAATCCTATTATGTCAGATAAGGAATTTGATTATTGGATTCAAGAGATTTCTAACTTTGAAAAAACAAATAATTTTTCTCTTTCTAATAGTCCGACTCAAACAATTGGCGCTCCTGTATTGTTTTCGTTAAAAAAAGTTCCTATTACACCAAAACCGATGCTTAGTTTGGCTAAGTGCCACTCCGACGAGGAGGTTGCGGAATTTGCGAAAAATCAAAAAATGGTTGCTATGGTAAAACTAGATGGTTTATCAGTCCGCATCAAATATAATAATGGAAAAATGATTTCCGCAAACACCCGCGGTAATGGAGTTGAAGGCACTGACATCACTGAGCATGTCAAGCAGTTTCAAAATGTCCCTTTGAATATTCCATTTAATGGAGAACTTGTTATTGATGGTGAAGCTATAATTAAAATGTCTGATTTTAAGATAATTAACAAATATAATGAGTTCAAAAATCCAAGAAATGCCGCCGCAGGAGCTTTAAATGTTTTAGATACTCAATTAGTTAAAGATAGAAAATTATCTTTTTTAGCTTGGGATATCATAGAACAAAAAGATACTGAATTTGGAGATACATATGCGGATCTGGTTTATTTAATGGATAAATTAATTTTTGCCAAGAAGTTAGGGTTTGAAGTTGTTCCAGCTTTTTATTGGGAAAATAATCCATTTAGTAAACCAATTAAAGAAATGAATCGTATTGTTATGGATTTTAAAGAATTCTATCCATGCGATGGCGTTGTATGGAAATTTAATGATATTGTTTATGGAGATTCATTAGGACAAACATCCCATCATTTTAAAAATGGAATTGCTTGGAAGCCAGAAGTTGACACTGCAGAATCAAAATTAAAATATATTGATTGGACTATGGGTAGAACTGGAGTTTTAACGCCAGTCGCAGTATTTGAACCAGTAGAATTAGATGGTTCTATCATTGAGCGAGCAAGCCTTCATAATTATAGCATTATGCGTAAAATACTCGGTGATTGCGCTTATGTCAACGAACCTGTTATGATAATAAAAGCAAATATGATTATTCCGCAAATTTTTGCAGCAGGGCCTCACTATAATTATAATCAAATAATTGCGCTAGGAGGAGTCAGCGCAAATCATGAACCGGAAAAATGTCCCTATTGTCAAGGAAAAGTTTCCATTCAGACGTCACCAGATGGAACTGAAAATTTAATTTGTGAAAATCCTAATTGCTCAGGTAAGTTGATTAATCGTTTAGACCATTTTTGTGGTAAGAAAGGTCTTGACATTAAGGGCCTTTCAAAAGCCACGCTTGAAAAACTTATTGTCTGGGAATGGGTGTCAAATTTTTCAGATATATATGAATTATTTACACATAAAGTTGATTGGGTAAATACTCCTGGATTCGGAGAAAAATCAGTTCAAGCAATTTTAACTGCAATTGAAAACTCAAAAACACAAACATTAGAAGCATTTATTTCAGCTATTGGAATTCCTCTAATTGGTAAAAGCGTAGCTAAAGAAATTTGTAAACATGTTTCTACTTATGAAGAATTTAGAGAATTAGTAAACACTGGATATGATTTCTCTAAATGGGATACTTTTGGTAGTGAAAAATGTTATTCGCTAAAAAAATATGACTTTACAGAAGCAGATAAAGTAGCAAAATATATTAACTTTATTCAACCAGAAGTAGAAGAAACTACAAGTTCTTTAGATGGCATTACCGTTGTAATCACTGGAAAACTTTATAATTATAAAAATAGAACTGCTTTACAGAAAGAAATTGAAAAACATGGCGGTAAAGTTTCAAGTTCTGTTTCTGGTAATACCTCATATCTTATAAATAATGATATTAAATCAGCCAGTGCTAAAAATGTCGCCGCTAAAGCGGCCGGAATTCCAATCATTTCAGAAAAAGAATTTATTGAAAAATTCTTGCGTTAAATAAAAAAAATATTGTATAATATAATTGTAAAAATTAAGGAACAGATACATCATGGCAAGTAAGTCATTAAGGAAAAAAATAGCTCGCAAAATTGCCGAAGCAGAAAAGGTAATTCAGTATAGTCAAGATAAGCATGCGCGGCAAGTAGCAGAAGAAGAGATTATGAAACTCACAGAGGAACATAATCTAAATATAATTGATTTGTTAGAAATAGATGACATGATTCAAAATATGTTAAATAAATAATTTGCCTTAAACAAAAAATTTGTGATATAATTTTTACATAAAGGAAAGATAAATAAGGAGAAAAAAATTATGATGAAGGAAAATTCAAAGAAAGTATTAATGTATCTTAAGGAACACAATGGCGAAGATTTAACAGCTGCTGATGTCGCTGCTGCTCTCGGTTTTGATAATAAGAGAGTTGTTGATGGAATCTTCACTTCTGCCATTCAGCGTAAGGGTCTTGGCGTTCGTACACCAGCTGAGATTGAGCTTGAAGATGGCTCTCACAAGGCTATTAAGCTTCTAAGTCTTACTGAGGCAGGTATGAAGTTTGATCCTGACGCAGAAGACGACGCTGAGTAATTTGGGCTAATTTAAAATAGGGGTAGGTAAAATATAATCTACCCCTTCTTTTTTAAGGAGAACGTAATGACTTGAGTTTATGCAATTATTATTGGAGTATTAATTTGCATAATTATATTTTTATATCCTAAACATAAATTAGATAAAGAAATACTCCAAAAGAATAAAGATTTACAAAATAATCTAACCAATTTAACTGCGGCGATTGCTTCTGCTGAGACAGAAACCAGCGCTTTGGAGAAACGAAAGGCGTCTTTAAACACCGACATTGAGACTATAAGCGCCCAAGCAGCGGCCGCCGCAGATGAAATATATAAAAAATCATATGATTTAATGCAAGAAAAAATGTCTCAATCCGCAGAAATTGCTGGATTTAGATATCAACTGGCAGAAGAAAATCATAAAAAAGAATATCTTTCAATTATGGAGGAGAACGTTAAGAATTATAATGCTACTATTGGAGCAAAACAAGAAGAAATACGTACTCTTAATGAAACTCTTTCAATATTAAAAGATAAAACAAGGTCTGCAATTGAACTTGATAAGAGAAGACTTCTTAAAGAGTCTGAAAAAGATTACTATAAAATAAAAATATCAGAACAAGATGCAGAAGATATTAGTTTATTAAAAGAAGTGGCGAAAAAATTAAATAAAGATCCCGAACCAATTAATAAAATAATTTGGGAACTTTATTATAAAAAATCTACAATGGATTTATTAGGGAGATTGGTTCCTACTGGAACGGCCCATTGTGGAATATATAAAATAACTAATATAGAAACAAATCAGTGCTACATAGGTCAAAGTGTTGATTTACGAAATAGACTTCGTGACCATATAAAAGCCGGTCTCGGCATTGCTTCTTCTAATAATAGATTTTACACAGAAATGAAAGCATTAGGCCCAGAAGCGTTCATGTATGAAATTATTGAAGAATGTGATAGATCACAATTAAATGAACGTGAAAGATATTGGATTGAATTTTATGAAAGTACTGATTTTGGCTATAATACAACACAAGGAAATAAGAATTAATGAAAAAGATAATTGGTGAACCTGGTAGCGGGAAAACAAAACAGTTGATGGCATATTGCCAAGAAGAAAATGCAACTCTGGTATGTAAAAATCCAGAAGCTATGTTTGTAAAAGCGCATGCATATGGCTATGATATTAATATAATTTCATATTTAGACTTTTTAAAAACCTCTGATTATAATCAAAATAATGCTTATTTAGATGATATTGATGAATTTTTAGAAGTTATTGGTTGTTACGTAAAAGGTTTTGGGGGTAATTTATAATGAAATTTGAACGAACCTTCGTAAGTAATTTTGAAGGAGCAATAATTGGCATGCGCAATCCATTAGCAAGTTGGCATAAATCTGATTCATCATTTAATATTGAAGAAGATGGTAGCTTAACTGCATTAAGTATAGCAGATTTATGGGTTAATAAATTATTTCCCGACTTAGAATTTGGAAGTAAAGAATATTGCGCTAAAGAAGAAGAGTGTTTAAACTGGTTGTTTAAGAATGGAATACTTAAAGAATCTAATCAAGGTAATTTTTATGAAACAGCTTGGGTTGGTCCCAATGATATGGATTTAGCTCAGCGTTTATGTGGGGCGGGTCCAGAACATCGTAAATTTTTACGCCAAATCCAGGTATGTGTAGATATTACAGCACCGTTATATTGGTGGAAGGAAGCCGATACTTACAAGATCGGCACAACGGCCAATAGTACATCAACAATGCATAAATTGGCTTCAACTCCAATTACCATTGATTGCTTTGAAACAGATGACTATGAACCAAATATTAGTTATGTAAGAGGGATAGAAAGTTCTGGAAGAAGTATTGAAGGAATGGCAGGAGACTTTATAAATTGTTTAGAAGAGCTTCGTTTGAAATATAACGAAACAAAAGATAAGCGTTACTGGAAAGAACTTGTGCGCTGGTTGCCTAATGGATGGCTTCAAACCAGAACAGTTACGATGAACTACGAGAACCTGCGCAGCATTTGCGCTCAGCGCGCAAACCATAAACTTACTGAATGGCATTCTTTTGTAAAATGGGCGCATTCACTTCCTTACGCCGATCAGCTAATCTTTGACGAAGAGTTGCCTTTTAATAAAAATTTTGATATAATATAATTACAATGATTGAAAGGTAAAAAATATGAAAGATGAATTTTTAAATTTTATTGATGATTTGATTTCGCACAATGAAGATTACGCAAAAAGTATTATGACAGATGATGTAAAGGATTACCTTGAAATTCTTAGAACTGGTGAAGATAGTTCTAAGCCAGAAATTACTGATAATGGAAAAGTTGTCTTGAAATATATGCAGGACAATAATATTAAAATGGCCAAGTCTAAAGACATTGCTGAAGGTCTCGGGATTTCTTCAAGAGCCGTTTCTGGCACATTGAGAAAACTTGTAAATGATGGCTTTGCTGAAAGAATTGGAAAAGACCCCGTTATTTATACACTAAGCGAAAAAGGTAAAAATTATAAAATTGATTAAGGAGAAAAGAAAATGAAAGCAAAATTATTAAATTCAGCAAGAATTGAAGGTATTTTGTATCAGCACAGTCTTGAGCTTAAAGTTTCTGGTCCAAATTCTAAAAAGCCTGGAACAGAATTTATCTCAGGTACTATTGATATCGCAACAAATGATAAGAAAACAAATATCGTCCCTGTCCACTTTACATATGTAACAGCGGTTACCGCAAGTGGAAAAGAGAATGCGACATTTGAAACATTAAAGAATATCATCAACAAAAAGATTGGTTGCTATACAGATCCTGATGTAGGAGATAATGCAGCTAAGATTAGGGTTGATTCTGCTATTGGATTGAATGAGTTCTATTCTGATAGAAGCGGAGCAGAAGAGCTTGTTTCTGTAAAGAGAAATGAAGGTGGATTTGTTCACGTTGTTCAGTCTATTAGTGAAAATGAAAATCAGAGAAGCACTTTTGAAGCAGATATTGTTATTGTTGGAGTAAGAGAAAAGGAAGCCGTTGAAGATGATAATGGAAATATCACCTCTCCAGCAAAAGCAATTATTGATGGTAGAATTTTTGATTTTAGAAAGAGTATGCTCCCAGTAACTTTCTCTGCAATTAATCCAAAGGCAATTGATTATTTCGTTGGTCTTGAAGCTTCTCCTAAGAACCCTGTATTCACAAAGGTAAGAGGACAGATTGTTTCAGAACAAATTACAAGATATATTCATGAAGAGTCTGCATTTGGAGAAGATTCTGTAAGAGAAGTTCAAAGCTCTAATAAAGATTATGTTGTAACATGGGCAGCTTCTGAGCCATATGAGTTTGGTTTAGAGGAAACAATCACATTTGATGATTTAAAGACAGCTGCTCAGGCTCGTGAAAATACATTGGCTGAACTTAAGCAGCGTAGAGATGAATACAAGGCATCTCAGGGCAATGCAATCGGTAATGTTCCAAAAGGAACACCAGTTGAAAGTTTAGCTACGGGTGAATTTAAGTTCTAATAGGAGGTAAATATGGCTATAAATCTATTATCAATTACTCCTCATAAAGTAAGTAGAGATTTGTCTGGCTATATTACCTACGTATATGGAATTCCAAAGGTGGGTAAAACCACCTTTGGAGCTCAATTTCCTGGTGCTCTTATTCTTGCTTTTGAAAGAGGATATAATGCTTTGCCGGGCGTTATGGCACAGGATATTACAACTTGGGGAGAGTTTAAACAGGTTCTAAGAGAACTTAAAAAGCCAGAAGTTCAAGCTGTATATAAATCAGTAATTATTGATACTGTTGATATTGCGGCTGCGCTTTGTGAGAAATATATTTGTAATCAGTTAGGTATTGAAAATATCGGTGATGGCGGATGGAGTACAAATGGTTGGAGTAAATATAAGAAAGAATTTGAAGATTCTTTTAGAACTATTACTCAGCTTGGATATGCCGTTTGCTTTATTTCTCACTCTGCGGATAAAACTTTCAAACGCAAGGATGGTACGGAATATAACCAGATGGTTCCAACAGCACAGAGAAGCGTCAATGAAATTGTAAAAGGAATGGCGGATATCTTTGCTTGCGCCGATATTGTAAATGGCGAAAGAAAGCTAATTCTTCGTTCTATGGATGGTTCTGTTGATACTGGATGCAGATTTAAGTACATTGAACCAGAAATTCCATTTAGTTACCAGGATTTAGTTAATGCGCTAAATAAGGCTATTGATAAGGAAGCAGCTGAGACTAATAATAAATTTGTAACTGAACAGAGAGTTGCTGAAGTAATTGCGCCGACCTATAATTATGATGCGCTTATGGATGAATTCCAGAAAATTACTGGTGACTTAATGCGTAAAGACCCCGGTAATGGGCCTAAGATTACAGAAATTGTTGACCGATACCTTGGTAAAGGCAAAAAGGTTTCTGAAACAACAAGAGACCAGGCAGAATTTGTTGACCTTATTGTAGGGGAAATTAAGGAGACTTTATTATAAATGAAAGATTTTCTAGCCGAAGATGGATTTAATATGTTGCTATCGTGTATTGCAATGATTGGGCTTATTATACAAATTATCTTTGACCCAAACTCTATTAAATCCATATGGATAATTACAGTAATTGTATGGCTTAGAGTAAACCATCTAGAATTTTTAATAAACCAAAAGATGAAAGATAAAAGTCAACTTTAGGGTTGACTTTTTTTATTATATTATGATATAATAATATAAAGGAGCGTCTCAAATGGCAAAACCTCATATTGTAAAATGTCGCATTTGCGGCGAAAGTTTTGACACAAATCAAGTAGAATTTTTCCGCAAAGGAACTTGGTATGCTCATAAGAAATGCTATGATGAAAGAGAAGCGGAAAAAACACAAGATGAAAAAGATTTAGACCATTTAATGGAATATTGTTATAAATTATATGGTAAAACTCTTGATTATAATAAGACTTTAAGATTGGCTAAATCATATCATGAAAAAGAAGGTTTTTCTTTTTCTGGTATTGAAAGTACATTAAAATATATTTATGAAATAAAAAAAGAACCAATAGAAAAAAGTAATGGTTCTATTGGTATTGTACCATATATGTATGATAAAGCTCGTAATTATTGGTATTCTGTATGGCTGGCTAATCAAAATAATGAAGTAAAAATTTTAGAAAGATATGAACCTAAGATAATAGAAATAAAAATCCCCGAACCGAAACGCAAAATGCGTCATCGCAAAGTATTTACATTTTTAGATGAGGAGAATATTGATGACAAGTAAATATTTAGATACAACAGCAATAATTCAAGTAATTGGAAGCGTATTTATAAAACCACAATTGCTTGACGAAACAGATAAATATGTAATTACAGAGGAAGATTTTGTTTCTGATTTTCATAAAATTGTATTTGGCGCCATTTATAAGATATACGAACTTGGCGCAGAGTCAGTTACAATAGAAAACGTTTGCGATTTTTTATCAACAAAACCAAAAAGTGAAGCCATTTTTACAGTAAACAAAGGTGAGGAATGGCTTAAAAGTGTTGCAGAAAAAGCAATACCCTCAGCTTTTGATTTTTACTATAATAGAATGAAAAAAATGACGCTTTTGCGCACTTATGATGCCTATGGAATTGATGTTAATTTTATTTATAACCCAGATGAAATAGACACAAAAAAAGCTCAGTTACAAGAAGAGCAGCTGGATAACATGACCTTAATTCAAATTGCAGATAAGGTTGACGCAATTGTTGATGGAATTAGATTAAGTTGTGTTAGTGATACTTTTGGAGATACTCATCAAGCAGGAGAAGGAATTGATGCGCTGATTGATCGATTAATGATGTATCCAGAAGTTGGTTCTCCTTTATACGGCCGGTTTATTAACCGAGTAACCCGCGGCGCAAGATTAAAAAAGTTTTATTTACGTTCAGCGCCTACTGGTGTTGGTAAATCTCGTTCAATGGTTGCTGATTGCTGTTATATTGGAGCCGATATGATTTATGATGATATGTTAGGATGGATTGGAAATGGAATTGCTGAACCTTGTTTATATATTTCAACTGAACAGGAATTGGAAGAAATTCAGACAATGATGTTAGCTTTTTTATCTTCAGTAAATGAAGAACATATTATCAGTAATCAGTACGAAGGTGATGAGATTGAACGCGTGCGCAAGGCCGCAGAAATCTTAAAAAGGTCTCCTATTTATATTGAAGAATTGCCAGATTTCTCACTTCAAGATGTTGAAGATAAAATCAAAAAAGGCATTAGGGAACATGGTATAAAATATGTCTTCCATGATTATATTCACACTTCAATGAAAATTCTTGAAGAGGTTACTCGTCGTTCTGGTGGTGTTAAATTGAGAGAAGATAATGTATTATTCATGCTATCAATTAGATTGAAAGATATCTGTAATAAATATGGTATCTTTATTGAATCAGCTACTCAGTTAAATGCGGATTATCAAGAATCTGAAACCCCAGATCAAAACTTGCTTCGTGGCGCAAAAGCTATTGCCGATAAAATAGACTATGGCAGTATTCTGTTACCTGTTGGACAAAAAGACCTTGATTCATTAGATAGTCTATTGAAGATGAATATTTACGAAAAACCAAATTTAAAATTGTCTGTTTACAAAAATCGTAGAGGTAAATATAAAAGTATTTACCTTTGGTGCAAAGCAGATTTAGGAACATGTAGAGTAAATCCAATGTTTGCAACAGATTGGCGTTATCAATTAATTGAAATGGACGATTATCAAATTAAAGTAGAACCTGGAGCATTTGATGATTAATTACGACAAGCAAGAAATAAGAGAAGCTTTAACGATTAATGATATATTTGATCTTCTCTTGGAATGGGGCGGTAATCCGCAATATGCTAATTTCGGAATTTTGGCAGAAACCATAGACCATAATCCGCCAGGAGAAGGAAGCCGTAAACTATATTATTATGAAAATAGTGGTCTTTTTAAATCTTATACTGGTGGAGAAGATTCCTTTGATATATTTGAATTAGCTATTAAGGTATATGAAATTCAAAAGAAACAAGTTCTTAATTTAAATGATGCAATTAGATTAATCGCTTTTAGGTTTGGAATTTCCGGTTCATTCGTTGTAGAAGAAAAGGAAGAATTAGAAGATTGGTCTGTACTTAGTAATTATGATAGAATTCAACAAATTGAAACAAAACAATATGACATTAAGCTACAACCATATAATAAAGATATATTAAAAATATTTAACTATGACTTAAAAATAGTTCCATGGTTAAATGAAAATATAAAACAAGAAATATTAAACTTTAATAAAATCGGTTATTTTCCCGGCGGGAACCAAATTACAATTCCTCATTATGACAAGGACGGATATCTTGTTGGTATACGCGGGCGTGCTTTAAGTAAAGAGGATGCAGAAATTTATGGAAAATATCGTCCATTAATTGTGAATAAAAAAATGTATAATCATCCTCTTGGAATGAATTTATATAACTTAAACAATTCTAAAGATAACATAAAAAATACTGGTCGCGCAATTATTTTTGAAGGCGAAAAATCTTGCTTAAAATATCAGTCATATTTCGGAAATGAAAATGATATTTCTGTTGCTTGTTGTGGAAGTAATATTTCTGGATACCAAATGAACCTTTTGGCAGAATTAGGTGTTAAAGAAATTATTATAGCATTAGACCGTCAGTTTCAAAATATTGGCGATGATGAATTTAAAAAATTGACAAAAAACTTGATAAAGATATATAATAAATATGGGAACTATGTAAAAATTACTTTTATATTTGATAAATATATGATAACTGGATATAAAGATTCTCCTATTGATGATGGAAAGGAAAAATTTTTACAGTTATTTAAAGAAAGGATTTCATTATAATGCAGTATAAATTAATAAATGAAGAAAATACAGAAGGCTCTGCCTTATATAAAGTTTTACGAAATAGAGGAATTGAAGACCCTTATCATTATTTAAATACAACAGATGAAGATATTATTGACCCAGCTACAATAAAAAATATTCCAGAAGCAGCAAAGTTATTAGTTAAACATATTCATAATAATAGTGACGTTTTTGTTAATGTTGATAGTGATTGCGACGGATATACTAGCGCGGCGTTTATGATAAACTATTTGTATTCAACCTTTCCGGGATTTGCAACAAATCATGTCTCTTGGGCAATGCATGAAGATAAGGGGCATGGACTATTAATGGATAAAATTCTTACATTAAAGCCACAATTAATCATATGCCCAGACGCAGGTAGTAATGAATATGATTATCACAAAACACTAAAAGAAAACAACATTGATCTAATAATTATAGACCACCATAATACCGATTATTATTCAGAAGATGCTATTGTTATCAATAACCAACTTGATGAAAATTATCCAACTAAATCATTGAGTGGAGTTGGAATGGTTTATAAATTTTGCTCTTATATTGATAATCTTTTAGGAACTACATATGCTAATGATATGTTAGATATTATGGCTCTTGGAGTAATTGCCGATGTAATGGAACTAAAAGATTATGAAACAAGACGATTAATTGACAAAGGATTAGAAAATATTGAAAATCCTTTTATCAAAGCAATGGTCGCAAAAAATGAGTATTCTTTAAAAGGTAAAGTAACGCCTACTGGTATTGCTTGGTATATTGCGCCAGCAGTAAATGCGGTAACACGAGTTGGAACTCAAAAAGAAAAAGAAGTATTATTTGAATCATTTCTAAATCATAAAGCTTATACGCTGGTGCCTTCTACTAAACGAGGTCATAAAATTGGTGATACAGAAACTGTTGTAGAACAAGCTTGCCGAATTTGCAATAATACTAAAAATCGACAAAATAAAACCAGAGATACTTTAATTGAAAATATTGAATTCCAAATAAAAAGTGAACATCTATTAAAGAATAAGATTTTATTTATCAAAATTGATGAACCAACAGAAGAAAGTAAAACTATTACCGGTTTAATAGCAAATAAATTAATGTCCACTTATGGCCATCCGGTAATGTTATTAAATAAAACTTTTGATGAAGAAACTGGGGAATTAACTTGGGCTGGTTCTGGGCGAAACAACCCTGCGGCAGGAGTAGAGTCACTACAGCAATTAGCGCAAAATAGTGGATACTTCACCTTAGCACAGGGACATGACAATGCGCTTGGCCTTGCTATCCCAGATTCAAATGTTGATTCTTTCTTAACATATAGCAATAATTTATTAGCAGATTGTGATTTTTCTTTAACTTATAATGTTGATTTAGAATTCTTCGCAAATAAAATTGATATTGCAGATATTTTAGAGCTTGCGGATGCTGCTAATGTATGGGGTCAAGGAGTTGATGAACCATTAGTTGCAATTAAGAATATCCAGGTTACAAAAGATAATACTAATTTATTTGGCACTACTTTAAAAATCAATCTTCCTAATAATCTTGCTATTGTTAAGTTTAAATGTTCTGAAGAGGACTATATGTCTATTTATCCAAATGAAGGATGCACAACAATTGAT